TTAGTCAATCTTAATGTTAGTAAATTCTTCAAGGATTTTTTTATCTAATTTCTCTAGAGTGCTATTATCAACCTTCATTTTTCCAGAAGGATCATATTTATTTATTCTGCGAACCTTAAGTTTACTTATAGAATGAAGTGATTTATAGCATGCAAAAGTTTGTTTGTCGTATTTTGAATATTTGAGGTAAACTTTTTCAATCATATTCTTATTATTTTCAATTTCTTTTGATAATTTTTCTTCGGATTTTATATTTACTTTTAATTCTTCTATATTTTTCTCTAAATCACTTATGGTAATCTCTGTATCACTATTTTTATCTCTTATTGCGTTTATACCTTCTTTAGTACTTTTGTACAGTTCTTTGTATTCGGATTGCAATTTTTCTATTTTTGAGGTGATTTTGCTAATGTTTTTTTGGCAATCGTCTAATGATTGTTTAAGTCTATTACTAGCATTTTCAAATACAGTTTTATCTATTGAGAGATAATATTTTTTATCCTTAGAAGATAAAGGGATAACGTTAAGCATACTACTCTTTTTGTTATCGTTTTTATTTAAAACAATAGCAAAATGTCCACCAGAAATTTCACTTCCCACATTAATTCCAAAATCGACATAAATTATTGTTCCCCGTTTGTAGCTATTATATGTATTGCTAATTTTTCCGTTATATTCTTTGAATAACCAATTAGACTTTGATCGATGCCAATATGGTAATCCTTTAAAACGGTCTTTACCAGAATCGAATAAAGTTTTGTATATATCATTCGCTTCATCAAACATTTCATATGACATTTATTTAACCCCATTCTTTTTATTTAACTGCTTATATTTTCTAGTTTATTCATCATATCTTTAGCCATCTGATCAGTAACATGGGTGTATATCTCTAAAGTTGTTTTATAATCACTGTGACCAACTCTATCTTGTATCGCTTTTAGATTTATTCCTAACTGAGCAAGTGTAGATATATGTGTATGACGTAATGTGTGCGTTGTCACACGTTTGTTAATTGAACTTATATCTGTTGCTTCTTTAATAATATTATTCACCTTATTTAAGTCAATAGGGCTACCAGCAGTGTTAGTAAATATATAACCCCTATCTGTAAATTTATCATTCCACTGATTCTCTTTTTTATTTTCTAGCATAAGTTTTTTGAGTAAATTAATACTTTGAGTTGTGAGTCCGATTGTTCTGTAACTCTTACTTGTTTTAGTAGTCTCTTTAACGCCAAATGCTCCAGTTTCTGCATCAGTCACCCAATTTATTGTTCCGTCAATCTCTAGTGTTTTATTCTCAATATTTATATTGTCTGTCTTGATTGCTAGGAGTTCGCCAATGCGCATTCCATTGTTAATTTGAAATTCTACTAATGCTTTAACCATTTCATAGTTTCGTTTACGCGTAGCATGACGCTTATGTTTAATTAGATAGTCGAAGCACTCTAGTAACTCCTTTACTTCGCTATCTTCTAAATAGTTATTACGTTTAGCTTGAAGTTCGTTTCTGGTTTGGGCTTTCTTGGGTATATCTATTTTATCTAACACACTAATATCGTGCAGATCATAATATTTAAACGCATATTTGAAAACGGAACGAATAACAATAACAAGAGATTGAACATGGCCAATACTATGTGATTTAGCCCATTCATTAATGATGTTTTGTAAGTAGGTGTGCGTAATCTTGCTGATGAGTACTTTGCTATCAATAGCATTTTTGACTGTATTAGCATTACTTTTCTTTTCTTTAATAGTGGTTGGTTTTGAACCTGAATGTGTCTTGTAATGTTCTAACCATTCATCGCACACATCGTGAAACGTTAATTTTTCAAGTTGTTTCGTGCTATTATGTTTCAAACGTTGCTCAATTATTTTATTTAATTCTAATTGAGCGTCCTTTTGGCTACGTACATTATTCTTGTTACGTGTAACTGATACTGTTTTATACTTGCCAGTTAAAGGGTCTGTATAGCGCTCTAAATAGCGATAGGCCGTACTATTGTTTTTGGTGATTTCGCGAACCCACATTTGTCATCCCTCCTTGTCATCTTCGTCGCTTTTTTTCTCTGTAGTTTTTTAGATGGTCGTAGTTTTTCATTGAGATATTTAATATGTATAAAGTATTAATGATGGCTATTAGCAATATAATGATAAAGACAATAATTACTAAACTTTCGAATTTAAAAGGTAATTTGAGCAAAAAAATACCCTAATAATCCTAAATCTTATACTTATCGAATTTCAAAACATATCTCCAATGAAAGTTATTTTTTTGAATAAAAAGGCTCATTTATTCGTTTTTGTATTCAAAAGACTGTAATTCAACATCGCTCATGCGTGCAATAAATAAATCAAAGTTTTTATCGAAAAACTCTTGTTTATTTTGTATTTTGGTGTATTTGGTATTCATATATGCGTGCACTAAATTTAGGATCATCTTTTTATCATTTTCAGTTAAAACGTTGTAATCTATATCTTCATAATTTGAATTAGTAATTAGTTCTCTTGGAAATAAAATTTCAAAATCGTTTTGCTTTAGATACCAATCGAGATCAAAAATTGGTTTGTTATATAGATGTTTTTGTAAATCTTCTTTGTTATTAGTAAAACTTATTTGTTGATTTTTTTGATAAATCACTCTATTTTTTTCAATTGATTCACTAAGGCTATAAAGTTTCTTTCTTTTATGATTATTCCATTTATTGTTGTATTCGAAAAATTCATCAAGTAATTTTTGGACTTGATTTATATCATAATCAGAGAATTCGTTTTTATCATCATACAAATAATTTGTGATGAAATCTGAAAAAAGATGAGTGGTTTTGATTTCTTGATTAGCTGTTTCAATGAAAAGTGCATTTAATATCTTAAACAAGATTTTTTTTGACGGTTTTTTTTCTGGATTGTTTTGCAATCTACTTATATAAGTAGGTGATACATTTGCTAGTTCACCTAGTTTATTTATAGATAACCCTAAATTATTTCTATATTCATCTAATAATTCTCCAAATTTCATTTATAATCACTCCTTTATATTAATATATTCTACAACTATCTGTGCGTATGTACAAATGAAAATACAAATAATTCATGTTGACACAATTATTGTTTGTTAGTATTATTGTATTGTACATATGAAATATTATAAAAAAAGAAAATGCATATGTACTTTTAAGGAGGTGGTTATATGCGTAATAATTTAAGTCTATTTATGGGAAGAGATCGCATTTCTGCGTCGAAATTAAGTATGGTTACTGGTATATCTAGAACATCTATACACGGTTTGTATCACGAGCGTACTGAGAATCCAGATACAAAAACAGTTATGAAGTTATGTGAATATTTCGGTGTGACACCAAACGAATTTTTTGGAATTAACGAAAAAAAGGAGGTTAAATAAATGCCTAGAACAAAATTGCAAGATATACCTAGTGAAGAAAATGTAATCACTGATCCTAAACAAGTAGTAGTTAAGCCGCTATTTGCTAAACCATCGGTGCTAAGTGAGATTTTTGGTATTAGCTATTCATCAACTAGACGAATACTAATAGAGTGGGAAAAAGATCATAAAGGTATTGATGATTTATATTATTCATTATCATCAACGATGACAGTTATCAGTATTCCGCGATTCGAGAAGTACATGAAGGCGCGTCATAAAAAATGGATGTAGGAGGCAAGGCAATGAAAATGTACTTAACTTATATTTGCTTAGTTTCATTGTTAACAATTTTATTACTAGCAATATCAAACATGTTAAGAATGATAGATAAAGAAGATGTAACTACTCACAATGTGAAGGTCACCTCAAATAGTAAATACGCAAGAAAAACACAATATGTAAGTATCATCTCTGAATATGGAATATATGATGCGATTTGGAACAGTAGACGTGACGAGACTATTGCATTCAAAAAGTGGGTTAAACAAATCATTAAAGAACTAAGACAAGCAACAGGACTCAAAGGATATGAAACATTTCGAATGTTAGATAAGGAAAAACAAAAAGAGGCAATGGATAACTTGAAAAATGGTATTAAGTCAATTTCTCAAAAAAACTATTGCAAAGCACAAACAATCAGTAATAAGGCAGTATCAAATGTATTCGGCTTCCCTAAGATGATTAAAAAGCAAGATATGACAAATGACATGCTGGAATTAAGACAACAGGTATTAAATGACACAGTAGAATTCATGGTATTTGTTGATAAATACAAACTTCCTTTATCTGTGAGTAAACATATTTATGATAAGTACAACAATAAGCAACAAATGGCGTAAGGGGGCTTAACTAATGTTCAACATTAATATAGACGAGCAAGAAGCACGTGAGTTATTAGAACAAGCTATTAATGCACGTGTGGAAGAATTAGCGAAAGAGAAGTATTTCATGACTTATAAAGAGTTATCTGAGTACCTGAATTTAAGTAAACCAACGATTGAAGAATTACTAATTAATAATGGTATGAAGTATTACATGGTTGGATCTACATACAGATTCAAAAAGTCTGATGTAGATGAATTCATGGAACAGCTTACTGCTCACATGAATATCCAGAATAACGACTTTAAACAAGTCAATATCAAAAAGTTATTGGAGGCAAGGCAATGAAAATGTACTTAACTTATATCTGCTTAGTTTCATTGTTAACAATTTTATTACTAGCAATATCTAACATGTATGTCGCTTTTAGCGTTTATGCTTGGCTAATAACTTTAGGATGTAATTTAACAGGAGGATTAGAAAATGAATAATGAACAAAAAGAAGTAATAGAACACGTGGTTTATCAACTCGAGTTAAGTATCATGAATAATTTTGAAAGTTATGAACACACGGAATATGTTGATGGTATTGAAGTGGTTTCGGAGGTTAGTCGTGAAAAGCACTTAGAATTAATAATGAAATGGTGCGCACAAGAATTAAAGAATAATTTTCAATTAGGAAAAGGAGAATAAAAATGAATTTGGAAATTAAAGATTTGTTTAGCGATTTGAAATTGTTGAAAGATAGATTCGAAGATTTAAAGGATAATCATGGTTGGCATTTTGAGGAGCTATATCCACATGAACCAAATCATGTCTTAAATAAAGATGAATTAATTGGAGAGGGATTTTCTTATCATGAGAGACGTATTCACAATAATCAAATGTTTGATTTATTCCATCTCTATATAGAGCAGTTCGATAATATTATCGAAAAGTTTTATGAAATAGAAAAAGCATCATCTGAGAACTTTGGCGAGGTATCAGATGACGCACAAAAATTAAAAATCACAGAGTAATTTAGAAATTACACATGTTTATTATAACATTTTTTACTCTGTGAATCACTAGAGGTGCAAAAAATGAATGAAATTAAATTAGAATATGACACACATGTTTCAGTGGTACATTATGAAAGTTTAGACTCACGTTCATTTAAGAGCTTTTCAATGCCTAAATGGAGTAAGTTGGTTAATAAACTGTCTGTGCCTATAGAAGCAAATTATAAGTATGCACGTGGTGTTGCTGTATATGGTGATATTAAAGACAATACAAATGATCGCGGTGAAATTATCAAAAAGCATCGCAATGATAATAATGTCATATACAGAGATGTGATTGTGCTTGATTATGATGAAATAAATGATTTAAAGCAATTACATGAAGCAATCAGCTCAGCTTTAAGCAATGTTGCATGGTTTTGGCACACATCGTTCAGCCATACAACTGAACAAGCTAGAATACGCCTGTATATCCCTCTGAATGAGCGAATAAGTGCAGATGATTATCGTAAATATACAAAAGTATTAGCAAATAAAATTGGCCATAAAGTGGATGAAGGTTCATATCAGCCAAGTAGATGTTTTGCGTTACCAGTTATTCAAAAAGGACACATATTTATTAAGCGAGTGAATGACTGTCCAATTATGGATGTTGATATGCTCGAACAGTGGTCAAAGGAGTATAAACAATCAAATGGTAGTCCTAATATCAAAGGGTACACACGACGTGATAGTGCGTATTGGCGAGATATAGCTTTTGGTGTAAGTGAGGGAGAGCGCAATTCAACATTGGCTTCAATTACAGGTTATCTTTTGCGTAGGTATGTAGATCCAAACTTAGTTTATGGGTTAGTGAGTGCGTGGGCGAGTGTATGCAAACCACCTATTAATCAAAGTGAAGTAAATAATACTTTTAAAAGTATTTTGAAAAAAGATAGTAAAAACAGTTAGAAATGGAGGTTTTTGTTTGGAAGATGTTACAAACGAAGAAGTATTTGAAATGATTGATAGCAGAACCGGTGTTTTAAATGCTAATGATTGGAAAAGTCAATTAAGGCGTTCTGCTACTACACAAGCATTGAAAAAAACGACTACAAATGCTGAAATCATATTGTGTAATGATGAGAGTTTAAAAGGGCTAGTACAATATGACGCTTTTGAAAAAGTAACCAAACTGAAACGTCTACCGTATTGGAGGTCAAAAGGAGATACGAATTATTATTGGGCTGATATAGATACCACACATGTGATTTCACATATTGATAAATTGTATAATGTGCAGTTTAGCCGTGATCTTATTGATACTGTAATTGAAAAGGAAGCTTATCAAAATAGATTCCACCCTATTAAATCGATGATTGAATCTAAATCATGGGACGGAATCAAAAGAATTGAAACGCTCTTCATTGATTATTTAGGTGCTGAAGATAACCACTATAATAGAGAAGTTACAAAAAAATGGATGATGGGCGCAGTTGCTAGAATCTATCAGCCAGGTATTAAATATGATTCCATGATTATTTTATATGGTGGTCAAGGTGTTGGAAAATCTACGGCAGTGAGTAAATTGGGAGGTCATTGGTATAACCAAAGTATTAAAACGTTTAAAGGTGATGAGGTCTATAAGAAATTGCAGGGTTCTTGGATATGTGAAATTGAAGAACTGTCGGCATTTCAAAAGTCTACTATTGAAGATATTAAGGGGTTTATAAGTGCTATTGTAGATATTTATAGAGCTTCGTATGGTAAACGAACAGAGCGTCATCCTAGACAGTGTGTGTTTGTAGGGACAACCAATAACTATGAGTTTTTAAAAGACCAAACAGGCAATCGTCGTTTTTTCCCTATTACGACAGATAAAAATAAAGCAACTAAAAGCCCGTTTGACGATCTAACACCAGATGTTGTGCAACAAATGTTTGCTGAAGCTAAAGTATATTTTGATGAGGATCCGACGGATAAAGCATTGTTATTAGATAAAGAAGCGAGTGAGATGGCTTTAAAAGTCCAAGAAGCTCATTCTGAAAAAGATGCTTTAGTTGGAGAAATAGAAGAATTCCTTGAACGTCCTATTCCGTCAGACTATTGGTATAGAACGTTAGAAGAAAAAAGAGTGTCTGCGCATGATGTTATAGACCAAGACTATATTAAATTATATGGTGATGGTAAATTGATTGAATTACCGAATGCAAAACCAGGTGCTTATGTATGGCGTGACAAGGTATGTAGCATGGAAATTTGGAAAGTGATGATGAAACGAGATGACCAACCACAACAACACCATTTAAGAAAAATTGATAAAGCGTTAAGAAATACAAATTATTGTGACACTGTGAAAAAGCAAACGCGATATGGTGAAGGTATTGGTAAGCAATATGGCTTTAGTGTAGATTTAGCTTCTTATTATCAGAAACTTAAAGTTTAGACATCTTATTTTTAGGACAGTAAGACACTTATAAGACAAGTTTAAGACACCCGCAATCCCTTGTGGCAGTATATGCCATGCTATAAGTGTCTTGGTGTCTTGATAGTTTTTAGGGTAAAGTTTTATAAAAATTATTTACACAAATATACAAAATATATAAATGTAGGTCGTAAACAGTGAGACAGTGAGACAGATTAAGTGAAGCCCTTGAGGGAGTAAGTGTAAAAAGAAGTTCATAAGTGTCTTGAATTGCTATTCGAATAAGACAGTGAGGCGCCTATCAAAAATTAGGAGGAAGAAAATGAATAAAAATCAATTAAAGTCAGAAATTTTAGAATATATAAAGACGCATGCTGGTACATCATTTGTAGAAATAGAACGTGTATTTGAAGAAAATAATTTTGATTACAAAGGTGTCGGCGCATATACAAGTGGTCAACATCCTAATGTTGTGTTTTGGGTTGGGTGGAATCAAGAAGCGTTTGATGTTATCGCTGAACTTAAAAAAGATGGACATATTGAGATGGATATTTGTGAGCCAATTGTTTATATGGCTGATGGTAAAGGTTTGGATTTGCCTATTGTAAGGTCGAAAAATATTAAAACAGATCATTGGTTGCCTGTCACGTTTAATGTTAGTAAGAAAGAAATGGAGTGTGTCTAATATGAATGACAAAGAGAAAATTTATAATCAACTTCATCAAGATGCACCAATCCAAATTATACCAGCACCCGAAAATTTATTTGTTGAATATATAGAAGATGACGAAGTGTGGTATTCACCAATTGTATGTATGGCTTTAAGTAAAGCGCATAATATTAATTTTTATGACAGTGATGATGTGGGGTGCATTGATAAAGCAGCCACATGTAGCATTAAAAAATTTAATCCTGAGACAGGTGTGTTTGAACAATTCAGCAAAATGGCTCAAAAGGAGATAACGCAATGAACATAGAAACTGTAGTAAATGAATTTGAAACACGAGCAGGCACGTTACTAAGGTACTACACGGGATTATTAGAACATAGTAAAGTACAACCGTATTGCTTTAAGTTATATAATGATCCATTTGATATGGTTTATGTGGTAACGAACAGCAAGTTATTCGGTCATGTATATATTAAAGATTGTAAAGTAAGGCAATCATTTGAATTAGCGTCACCTAAGCACACTGAGGGGCTTATAAGAAGTATAGAAGGTCATTATGTAGGTTATGAATTACATGACGGTAAACAGCTTTCTATTAGTGATATGATGGCCAGTCAATTGTTTGAAGATGAGTATTTTATGTATGGATTACAAACATATGCAGAATCAAATAATAGTGATGTGTTTGAGTACCTAGAAAATGGATTTGATACCGATACACTTGAGGGCATTCAATCGAGTAATACTGATGTGATAGCGAATATTGAAATGTTGTATCAGTTAGCTACGGGAATCAATGAACCAGAACCAGAGTTAGTTGAGGGATTAAAATTAGTAACTGAGTTTGTACAAGATGAGAATGCGACACAAGAGGATTACAAGGCTTTAGAGCATAAGTTAACTGAGTTGAAGTCATCTTATTACAGTTTGAATAAGTAATTAAATATGGAGTCACACGTGGTGTGTGGCTCCTAATATAAAAGTATAAGGTATAGAAGTTTTAAAATGTAAAGGTTGCAACAATAGTGAGTTAATAGATAGGTGGGCGAAATTAAAAAAAGTGTGAAACATTGATACTAAACTATTTTATGGTTTTGAAAATAATAAGGTTATGTAAAGGTATGGGTTTTTATAACCCAAAGGTACACAGACTTTGAGAACGAAAACAGGCAAGTTTTCAGAAGTTTATGCGAACTTTATTAACGCTAATAAAAGCTAAAGTTTGTGTTTTTGGTATAGGACTAAAAGTTAAGTTTGTTCGCAATTTGTTCGCTCTGTTATATCGAACTTAAGTTCTGTATTTGAATGATCTAAAAGGCTCCTCATTAATTTTATAATGCTGTTTTATAAGTATTATATGTGACAAGCTAAACAACTGACAAAGCGTGCTATAAAGCGAACATAAGTTTGTTTTAGGTCAGTGGAAATGGTATAATTTAGGTATGAAATAATTAAAAGAAAGAGGTGTAGAAATGCAAAGTATTGCAGAAAAAGAGACGTATCATTTACCCACCGAACACCTGCAAGTTTTCAATGTGATAAAAAATACGTCCAATAAGTATATTACTAAAACTAAAATCTTAAATCAATTGGGATATGAATATAATTCAAGCAATGAACGATGGTTAAGAAAAGTAATCAATTCATTAGTATATGATTATGGTTATCCTATCGGATGCAGTTATAAACCTAGTGAACGTGGTTATTACATCATTACGACGGAACAAGAGAAGCAACAAGCAATGATAAGTATTAAGAAATTAGCTGATGGCAGTATGAAACGCTATGAAGCTTTGAAACGAATTGAAGTGTAAAGGGGATAAAAATGAAAACTGAATCGTATTTTAAAGAATATAATCAATTTGTATTAGATCAACACAAAGCTATACAAGAATTGGAACAAGAGCGTAATGCATTGGAGAGTAAAATAAAGTTAGATAAGTCCACATACAAACAGTTAATCATGGATGGACAAGATGATAAGGCAGATAACCTATATCAAGCAACAGATGCTGATGAAAAGAAACTAAAAGCACTTAATAAACGTTTAGAGACAAAGAAAAGTGTATCTAAGGAAGTAAAATATCAAAAGACAATTGAATTATTAAAACATCAAAGTGAATTGTCATCGTTATATGAATCAGAAAAGCAATCAGCCTTAGAAAAATTAAAAAAAGCAGTTGATGCATATAATGAGATCATTGATGAAATAGAAGATATTAATGATAGATATGAAGATGAGCACCAGCAATATGCGAGTATTTATAGTCAAGAACAATTATATGATGATAAAGAGGCTAGGGAAGCATTGAATGGCTACTTTAGAGAAAATATATTTACATCATATATTAATGGTAATGATTTGCCATACGAACACAACAACAAGTTGTTTTTAAAACGTTAAAAGGAAAGGGTAATTAAATGAAAACAAAATACGAGTTAAATAATACTAAAAAGGTCGCAAATGCATTTGGCTTAAATGAAGAAGATACAAATCTATTAATAAATGCAGTTGATTTGGATATTAAAAACAATATGCAGGAGATTTCAAGCGAGTTACAACAAGCAGAACAGTCTAAGCAAAAGCAATATGGTACAACGCTACAAAATTTAGCTAAGCAAAACAGGGTTATTAAATAGCAATGATTGCCTATCCAATTTGGGTAGGCTCTGTTTATAGGGGTGAACATATGAGACTGATTAAAACGAAGCATCGTTTATATTATCGCAATGGCGACAATAAATTATCTGAGTATCAACTGTTAACACAATTTAACCCAGCATTTATTAATAAGAAAATAAAGATGTGTGAATTCCAAATTGAAAGTATGTACCATATGAGTGCGTCGACCACAACATGTGATGAAATAATGGGGGTCGTGTCTGTCTCATATCCAATTGAAAAACTAGTTATCAAAATTATTGAAACAAAGGCAAGATTACAAAACTATAAAAATCGATCTATAAGTAATATGGTGTTGTTGAAAACGGTACTAAATCATTATACAGAAAAAGAGCAGAAGAAAGTTGTAAAATATATGCGTTCAAATGGACGATATAAGCCCTACAACGTCATTGAACGCTTACAGGTTGATTTGTATCAAGCAAGTATTAAACAACGTTCAGAACGTCAAAAACAAAGAGACACAGCAATTGAAAATAGCAAGATTGCACGAGTAAATGCATATCACCAATCTTCATATGTAAAAGTGGTGTAACAATGGATAAAAAGCAAATAAAAGGCTTCGTGTGTAATTATCATAAGCGAACTAGAAGTGATGTATTAATAGATGATGAAATAAATACCGATGAATTCTTTTCAATAGGTGATGAAAATTCTAATGAATGGATGGCAGACGATAATGTAGATGATCATATTATAAAGAATCACTTAGAAATGATCGTTGACCGAGTAGCGACCGATAAAGAGTTTTATATTTTTGACTCCCTTATACAAGGACGTAGTTATCAAGATATTAGTGGTGTCTTAGATTGTTCAGAACAATCTGTAAGATTATGGTATGAAACCTTATTAGATAAAATTGTGGAGGTGATAGAATGAGTGATTTAACAGCAAAACAAGCGCGTTTTGTGAATGAATACATTAGAACACTTAATGTGACACAAAGTGCCATAAAAGCAGGCTATAGCGCAAATAGTGCACATGTGACAGGGTGTAGGTTATTGAAGAAACCGCATATTAAGCAATATATTCAAGAACAAAAAGATAAGATTATAGATGAGAATGTATTAACTGCAAAAGAGTTACTACATGTACTTAGCAATGCGGCAGTCGGTGATGAGACAGAAACGAAAGAAGTTGTAGTAAAGCGTGGGGAATATAAAGAGAATCCACAAAGTGGCAAAGTACAGCTAGTCTATAATGAACATGTTGAACTGATAGAGGTACCAATTAAGCCTAGTGATCGTTTAAAAGCTCGTGATATGTTAGGTAAATACCATAAGTTGTTTACAGATAAGCATGATATAAACGGTAATGTGCCTATATTCATTAATATTGGTGAATGGGACGGAGATGATGATAAGCTAGACAAAACTGTAAAAGAGGTATATAACGCTAACCCTAATCATCCTGTGATTGTGGATGATATTCCGTTAGAGGATTAAGTGTTAAAAGTTAGGTATATGGATAGAATGAAACAAATCAAAAATAAAAGAAGCTACGGTTTGTAGCTTCTTTGTTACTTTTCAAAAATTTGTATACATTTACGTAAAAATGACTTTTTATTATTACCTTTTAAAGGCGAAGCATCTACGTAGTACATCCCTCTGACAATTTCTTTATTTCCAGCTAAATGAATAATTTCAGAGCGCTCAATGAGGTCTATAAAATATTTTCGTTTTCTACGTTCCCAAATAAAGTACCGCAACTCAAGTATCGTTTTACCAGTCTCATAATATGTGAAAGTATTGTATGTCACATTAATATTGTTGAAGTTTCTTGTTAAGTCCCTGATCAAAGTGATTATAAAAAATCCTATACAGAAAAATGGTAGGAAAAATATGAATAAAAAGATAGATGTAATAATGGTATTTAACATAGTATTCACTCCCGTTTTTTAGATAATTATGACTGATGGGCTATATAATGGTACTTTTTTGCCTAAGTGTTAGAATATTACTCTTAACTATTGGAAAACTTTTATACTAATCAACCTTAAAACCAGCCGTCATATGTTTTACAGCTTTTTTTACAATCATCGTAAGACTCTGTGAGATCCATTAATTTAGACTGCTCTGTGGCTAAATTAAAAGCAATAGCATCACTAGTTTTACCTTCAAATGCGCCTTCTAACTTACTACTTTGATCTTTTAAAATTGATTCAATTTCATCTAAGCTAGAGAAGCAATTTTCTATATCTTCTTTTTCATCGTTAATCATACTTTGAATTTCACTTTTCAATTCATGCTTTAAAGCAAATAAACGTGCTTTCTCCATTGCGATTTTGGCATCTTTTTCAGCTCCTTTTTTGATAGCATCTGTAGCATCGTGTATACCTTCTCCAATTTCATTTGAAACATCACGTATATCTTTGAATAAGTCCAT